GCGCTGCGCCTCGCGCATCACCTGCTCCTTGGCGAGGAGGGCGACGTGCTGCTGGATGTGGGCATAGAACAGCGCCAGCACGGGCTGGTTGGCCTGCACCAGCGGCGTCTTGGCCACAGCCACGTGTGACTTGATGTGGGCCTCGTGATTCTGCCCCGGGAACGCCTGCGCAGGCACCATCATCCCGAGCTTTCCGTTCTCCAGAGCGGCGCTCTCCGGCTGCGGCTGCGGAGGCGGCGGCAGGATCTCGTCGATGTTCTGGACCTCGAGGGCCTGATACATCCGCCGATAGGCCGCGTGCAGATTGTGCATCTGCGGATTGGACTGGGCCAGCTGCAGTTGCGTCTGGGCCAGCGTCACGCGCTGCGCCATGGAGAAGATGTTCGGGTCGCTGACCGGGATGATGTCGATGCGACCGTCGAAGTCGGACTGGACGACGCCGGGCATCCCGCCCTCGACCTGATACGGGTAGTTCACCGGGGCGTTCTCGGCGATCACCCGGGCAAGGATGCGGAACTCGTTCTTCTGGGCGTAGTGCAGGCGCTTGTGAATCGCCGACATCACCTTCATGCCGCGCTCGAGCAGGGCCACGGTCGTGCCGACCGGCGCCTCTTGGTTCATGTTCGAGGCCTGCATGTCGGCCACGTTGACGAACCGGCGCCCTGCCTCGACCAGCGCACCAAGCAGCTGGGCCAGCGTTGCCGACGGCTCCTTGTACGGCAGCGGGATGATCGCGTCCCGGATGTTGCCGCCCGGGGCGTCCATGTCGCGGAACTCGCCCGGCTGCAGGGGCTCGTCACTGTCACGGACCCGGATGCCCTTGGCCTTGAATCCTGCCGGGAGGTTGGCCAGCGTGCCTGCGTCGATCAGCTGGCGCAGGATCGAGGTGGCGGCGCGGCCGAGACCGCCAACCATGTGGGTCAGGCCGAAGCCGTAGAAGCCGAGACCGGGCAGGAACTTGTAGTGGGTGAAGTACTGCTTTGCCTTCCGGAGCGGGTCGAGCTCGTCGTAGTTCCGGCGGATCGACAGCACCTCGGTCGAAGCCTTGTCCACGGTGACGATGTACGGCAGCTTGATTCCCGTCGGCTCGCCGTCCGGGCCCTTGTCCTCGAAGCCTTCGATGTCGAGTTCACAGTGGATCTCGTACACCTCCCGGACGTCGTCGCGGTAAGATTTCGACAGGCCCTCGATGTCATCAACGGCGTTGTCAACAGGATCGCTGTCCTGATTGCCGCCAACCGGCAGGTCAAGGTCACGGTAGAACCCGGAAACCTGCTGCTTGCGCAGGTCGTTGTCGGTGATCTTGAGGACATGCGTAATGCGCGGCGTCGAGAACAGATCGGTGGCCGAGTACGGCACGACGATGTCCTGCGCCGGAATGAACTTCGACACCTGACGGCCCTTGTTCGCGTCGAAGTACGTCTTCTTGAACGTCGATCCAGACAGCGGGAGGTAGAAGAGCATCTGATCCATTTCGGGATCGTACTCCTCCATCACCTCGGTGATCTGGTAGTTCATGTACTCCTTGACGCGCTTGGCCTGCGCTTCGACCTGCGGGTTCACCGCGCCCACGATGCGGGTCTTGACAGGGCCGCCTGCAGGCAGGAGTTCCTTGTACGCCTGCGCTTGGAACTGGGCCACGCTCTCCGAGATGACCGGGTGGGTGACCGAGGACGCCCCCTCGAACGGCCTCGAGCGCTCTTCCTGCTTCACGCCCAGAAGCTCGAGGCCCTTGACGTACGTCTCTTCCCACTCGGACCGGGACTCCATGTCGTCCTCGACGGAGGCCAGCAGGTCAGTCGCAATCTCGGCGAGCGTCGAGTCGTCCAAGAACTCGGAGAGGTTGGCATCGAACGGGATCAGCTGCTCGACGTCCATCTCACCGGCCATCTCGGCGATGGCTTGGATCAGCGCGGAGCCGTCCTCTTGCGGTACGATCTCTGCCCCACCCGGGAACTCCATCGGACCTTCGACTGGGATTTCGAAGCCCTGCTCTTCCGGCACCAACGCGGAATCTACCATGGCTCCCATCGGGCGCGGCGGCAACATCAGTAGTACTCCCGTTTGCGAGGCATGGTTTCTTCCGGCAACTCTTCGTCATGTATAGCAATAAAGCCACCCTGACGGAAGCGCATCAGAGCAAGCGTCATTGAGTCCACAAAGTCGTCATGCTCCCCATTGGGAAACGAGGCAACCTCTTCGATCACCTCGTCGGCGAACTTCTTGCCCAGCGGCGCCCACACCATCCCGGCCTCGAACAGCGGAGACACCGTGTGCATCCGAGTCGTCTTGTCTACGCCACCGCCCCCGGCCTTGCGGCCCGGGGAGAAGCCGACAGCGGGGATGCCGCGCGTTCGCATCTCGTCGATCAGCGGGCGACCGGAGGCCTTGGCCTCGACGATGACCATGTCCGGGTCCCAGTACTCGCACTCCTCCCACGCGACTTCCTTGAGCTCCGGGAAGCTCCACCGGCCGCGCTTGGCGTCGAGCAGGATGACGTGGTCCTTGCCGCCCTCGTCGGGCTCGAAGACGCCCCACGTCGTGATGGCCGAGTAGTCCGCCGTCTCTTTCTTCGAGAACGCCGTGTCGTACGCCTGCAGGATGTACTTGAGCTCCGGGACCTTCTCCTTCTCCCAGTCCCGCCACCACTCGCGCTTGACGATGGCCTGCTCGGTGCTGGTCGGCTGCTGCTGCCACTGCGCGGACCACTTGCCGACGGGCAGCGAGGCCTTGATCGACAGGAGAGCGTTCTTGTCCCAGAACTCCGGCCACAGAGGCTCCCCGCTGGGCAGAATGGCCGGGAACTCCACCACCTCCCACTGGTCCGCCATGGGGTCTGAGGACTGCGCATCGAGCAGCCTGCCCGTAAGGTCCTTCTTTCCCCATCGTGTCATCACGAGGATGATGGCCCCGCCGGGCTGGAGACGCTGACGAGGGCCAGAGGTGTACCACTCATAGGCGTGGTCGAACGCCGTATCGGAAAGAGCGTCCTGTTCGGAGTGCGGGTCGTCGATGATGAACAGGTCCGCGCCTCGACCGGTCACGGCCGCCCCGACGCCTGCGGCAAAGTACTCGGCTCCCGCCGTGGTGCCCCATTTGCCCGCGCCCTTGTTGTCCTCCTTCAGCTTGGTCTTCGGGAAAACCTCTTGGTACTGCGGATCCTCGATCAGGTCGCGCACCTTGCGGCCAAAGCGGACAGCGAGTTCGGTGTTGTGCGTGGCCTGAATGATCTTCAGCTTCGGATTCCGGCCGAGGAACCATGCAGGCATGAGGTACGAGGCGAACTCGGACTTGGAGTTATGCGTTGTGACCAGCCCCTCGCCGACGAGAAACAGGCCGTCCTCGCGAGCAACTCGAATACACTGCGTTGGGCCTCGGCGCTCGAGCTTGGAGACGCGGATGAAACGCCCCGCTCGGGCGGCCCGTGTCCGCTCCCTCTTTCGCGGCAGAAGGCAGCAGTCCTTCGCGTAGAAGGACAGGCGATACGCAGTTCCGTAGTCTCTCCCCTCCAGCTTCGCAGCCCAGCTGTGGGTCGTGTTTTTGATGCCAAGAGACCAAAGAAGCTTCCGCACGGAGTGGATAAACACCGGGTCCTTCTGCGTGAAGAAACACTGGCCGTCCTTGGTGACATTTCCGTCGGAGTCCATGAGACCCCGCAGCAAATCCATGCGCTGTTCGACAGAGGCCAACAGATACGATTCTGGAACGTGCTTGTTGCCAAGCACCCCAAGATCGTCCCGCAGAGGCACCTTCAGAGCGTCCACGCCAAAGGTCTGCGGAGTGGCCCGGTCCTTGGTCATGTACCCACGGCGCTCAAACTCCGCGCGAATCCACTTTGCGTCATCATCCGAGGCCGTGAACGTGGTTTGCGCAGCTGCCCCGTCCCCCAACCAAATGCCGAGGACGTAGGGATCTACCGGGAGATCCGCTTCGGGTCGGGCGACAGGGGAAACCGCAGGAAGCATTGCCGCTCGGACGTTCTTTGGGTCAACCACGCCCTCCCGAATCTCAACCTGCCCGGAGCGCTTCGTGCGGACAAACGCCCCCTGCTCCCGGGCGAAGAGCTGCTCCGTGGTGTAGTCTTGGTAGGATTTGTACTTTCGATCCAAGCGAACAGTCCAGATGTGCTCCCCGTCACACACCACCTCGCAACCGTCGTCTGTACGTACAGCGAACAGGTCCCTGTCCTCGAAGACCACAGACTTCCCAAGCACCTCCGTGGGCTGTCCATCCGGGCCGTAGACGAAATCCCCTACCTGAAGGGTCTCGATGGTCTTCCAGCCCTCAGTAGTCAGAACTTTCTCTTTAATATCAAGAGCATGGCGAGGTGGCATGTTGATGATCAGCCGCTTCAGCTCCCCACGCGCCACCCGCTCGAGCTTCTCGGCAATGATTCGGTGGTGTGCACCCTCGATGAACCCCTCATAGACGTGGTGCGCGAAAGCCATGAAGCTGTCGTGCACGCGCTGCTGCCGCTCCTGCTTGGCTTGGAGCTCCGTCAGCTGCAGGATCTCGCGGAGGACCTCGTCCGGGATGGCGTTCAGGTTCAGGTCCATCAGACTTCCTTGATGAAGTTCCCGCCCATGTGCCGGTAGCCCGCGCGGCTCAGGGCCTTGCCCGTCTTCTTCGTGCGCACCCCAGAGGCCAGACCGATGGCCACGTGCACCGCACCTTTCTCCTTGGCCCAGCGCTCGAACATCCGGAGCAGGCGGAACGCGGTCATCGATCCACGGCGCGCCGGTTTGACGTACCAGATCAGGTTGTAGGCAAACATGACCGGGGCCCAGTCATAGTGGGCCAGCTGCCCCATGAGCATGCCCACCGGCGCTTCGCCGTCCATGGCGATGGCGCCGAAGGCGTGTTCAGACAGGATGACGTTCTCGTAGCACCTCTGGGCGGCGTACTCGATGTCTACCGGGTACTTCTTCGGCAGCGCCTCCTCGTGCATCTCCAGCCCGAGAACCATGACGTCTGCAATGTTTTCGACAGTCAGCTCTTTGTATTCTACCGTCATGCCAGCGGTCGGACCCCCAGTCGTTGTATCGCGCTTGTTCCGGACCCAGAACTACCACGCAGGGGAGTTGTGGACAAGGACGAGCCGATCAAACGAGGAGGTTCGTAGCTGTTCATCAGGTAGTCAGACAGGTTCATGAGACCCATCGCGCGGCTGTTGTCCTCCGGCTCCAGCAGCAAACGAGCATACATCTGCTCGTAAGTGTCTTGGCTGATGTCGCCCGATTCAAGGGCCGCCCGAAGGCGCTCCACGGACGCCGGATCTGGGCCCTCGGGGCCCGATTCCCCACGGCCGAAGAGTGCTCCAAGGCCCCGGTCCAAGCGGCCCATGACGCCCGGTGCGGGCTCGCCCTCAGGGGTGGGGGCAAACGCCTCCCTGACACCTTGGATACGCGCCTGCGCACGTTCCGGCAGTGCGCCGAACACGCCCCGGCTCTGGCCAGTGGGCGCGGCGTTCTCGTCGAGACCGACGCGGCCGAGGATCTTTTTGACGTAGTCCTGCGTTTCCGCGTACGGAGGGATGCCGCCGTACTCCGACACAGCCCCCGGGCCCGCGTTGTAGGCGGCCAGCGCCAGCGGCAGGCTTCCAAATTTGCTCATCTGTTGACGGATGTAGGTCAGGCCGCCCGTGATGTTCTGCAGCGGGTCCGACATATCGACGCCGAGCTCCCGGGCGGTGCCCGGCATGAGCTGCATGTAGCCATAGGCGCCCGCGGGGCTGAGCGCGTCCTCGCGCCCCGCGCTCTCCTGATGCAGCATGGCCACAGCGAGTTCGAGCGGGATCTGAAGCCGCTCCGCCTCGCGAATCAGGTGCGCCTGATGCTCGGGAGGCATGCGATTTAGGACGCGCTGACCTTGGCTGTACATGGGACGTCTCCGAAAAGTTGCTGCATCCTAGCAAGCGGCGATCATTTCCTCAATCGTCCTGCGCTGGTTGCCCTCGTTGAAGGTCCGAGCCGGGATCGTCGTGGTTCGTGGCATCTTCTCCTCGAAGGGCCGGATCAGCAGAATCTGGCGATCCAGAGCAACGAAGCCGAAGTAGTCGACCGGAACCGTGTTTGGCGTGAAGAACCGGTACGTGTGGCCGGTTTTCTTGCTGTTCGACGCAGTCGAGGCGGTCTTGACGCTTATGGCCACGATCCGTGAATCGTGGATCTTGCACCACAGATCCGCCCCGTCGCGGCTCACATGGTGTACCTCGACGCCAAATGTCTCGAGGATATAGCTCGCCAAAAACTCTCCTGCTCGTCCGATTGCCGAGGCGGAGGACGACATGGTGTACCTCGAGTCCTAGTGCGAGGGGTCAGGGGCGGCCTGCTCCGAGCTCTCTTTCGACCGAGGCGCGAAGGGTGCTGAGGATCATGCTCTCTCGAGGCGTGAGCTCCTGTCCGACCGGGATGCCATTGAAAAGAGCGAGAAGATCAGGTGGGGCGATGCTTTCAGGGACGCTGTTAAGAAACGCAATATCCTCTTCCTTAAAAACTCGGGAGGCGCCGGGAATGCTGGAGATGCTGGGCTGGAAGATTGCGCCCCGACCAAGGTAGCGCGGATCAGAAATACTGGGAAGCTCGGGTCCGGCTTCCGCTCTGTCGATTGCCCCTTCAACCACGCTCCTGAGCGTGTCAACGGGAACAGCGGTGTCATAGCTGGGAAGAACAGCCGCATCGACAGGCTCCGGCCGCAGCACTTCCATCCTAGGAGCAGCCGTCGCACCCATGGGCGTATGTCCGGGTCGCTCCCGTACAGAGCCGTAGGGTTTCGCGACTGCGTTCGCCAGCAGGGACAGGATGCCGCCGCCCTCGAAAGTGCCGCCGGAGCGGCCCGGCCCTCCGCCGTTGATCATGTCGATCAGGGCGGAAATGCGGTCGCCTGCCGCGTTCTCGTAGCCGTAGCCCATCATGGTCGTGGCCTCCTGCCAAGCTCCAGTGGGCAGGCTGCGCAGCTGCCCCCAAACACGCTATTTGGGGGCAAACTTAGCATCATCCGCGCAACAGGTCCATGTAGAGCTGCACCGTGGTCTCCAGCTCTTCCCGCGCGCCCGCATCCTGCTTGCGGCGCTTCAGAAGCTCGCGAAGGGCCTTCGCGTCATACCCCTTGGCCTTCATGACCGTAATCAGATCCTTCTGATCCGTCCGCGCGTCGTCGATGGCAGACTGATGCGACTCATAGTCCGCGACGAAGTCGCGAATCTCCGCCTTAGTGATCTTGAGGGTAACGGAATTGTGCGCCTCGAAGTCGGCGTCTTCCTTGAACGGCAGTACGGACATGTTGTCCTCCTGTTTAATAGTTGTCGGTGCTGTCTTCTTCGCCCATAAGTGCGAGGCTTGCAAGGCCGGAGCCCGCTATCGCCGCCTCCGGGCGCATGAAGGTGGTGAGCCCTCGGAAACCTTCTTCGCCTCGGATGCGGGCGCGAAGCTCCGGGGTCAGGCGGACCATGATCACGTCCTGCGTCCCGTCAGCGGTCTCAATCCGGCCCGGGCCGAAGACCATCTCGGAGTTTTTCTTGAACTCCTCGGCACTGGTCGTCGATTTCACGTTCTTGTCCAGACCCCGCAGGATGCTCCGCAGACGCTGCGGAACGATGCTGCCGTAGAACTCGCTCTGCCCCTCTTCGGTGCCATACGTCATGTCGCGGACCATTTTCGGGTTGGAGATGGCGAAGTAGTCTCGGCCGGAGTTCGCTGCCTCCATCAGCTGGTTGCGGAGACCATAGTCCACCCACTGGTTGGTCGATTCCATGAAGGGCATGGGCGTATACGTCCCCTCCCGGTATGCGGCAGAGAACACAGAGATGTCCCTGAGGGCGTTCGGATTGATGTTGCGCAGACCAAGCTCATTCCGAGCCGCCAGAGAGGCCGCCGCAACCGGGCCCTCTTCCGCGTATACGCGGTCCAATTCGTCCGGAGACAGTACTTCGCCCTCCTCGATCTTGCGCACCAGAGAGGGCGGGGCGTCCACGTCCGTGAAACGACGGATGTAGTCTACTTCCGTCTGGTCACCTATTGGGTTGATGTAGCGGCTCACCTGCTCGCTCAGGTCGCGCATCTGTCCAACGCGCGTCTGGCGGTCGGCGGACAGATAGGAGTGGTCAGAGTACTGGCGCAGGGCCTCCGACAGAAACCGCTCACGTTCCGAGCGCGTCGGGTCGATGTCATAGACCTGCTGCACAAACTCCACCGGATCTTGGCCCGTTCGTTGCGCAGTGCGGATCGTTTGGTTGATGTCCGCCATTGCTCCGCTGGCGCTGTCGTACCCGAGGTACGACCCCTCGACCTCAAGGCCCTCGCGCAGAATCCTCATCGCATCCTGCCCTTCAGCGTCGAGGTCCGTGCGCATCTGCCGGACTTCCTCAGCGCCCCGGCGCAGGTAGTCATGGGCCTGCGTCTGAGCCGAGGAGATCGCGCGGGTGAAGTCTTCTGCGCGCGGCGGGGTGAAGTCCGGGTTGAGCACGAGCCGATTCTGGAAGAAGTTCTCCCCAAGGGCCGAGAAGCTCGGATCTTGGATCCTGTTCCACACTTCCTCCGGCAGGTCTCGGGCAGCCCCACTCTCCGACAAAAGGAGGACCGCCTCAAGGTCAGGCTGCGTCGGTGCTCGAAGGAGGTTCTCGCCCTCGGCCCGAAGACCTTGGCCGACGTCCGACTGGATTTCACCCATGAGCCACGTGTTGCCGGTGCCGCCCATGCCATCGACCGTCTTTGCGCCACGAACGTGCATGAAGCCGGGCTCGGGGTTGCCGAAGTCATGGGCCCCGAAACGTGGAAGACCGCGAGCACCGAGCGGGTAAAGCTGTCCGGGGTCCGTGAACCGGTATTCGGTCTCGAAGTAGTCCTGCAGGCCGGGCGTCATGTAGTCCGAGTACTGGGTATTGCCCGGGTCGAAGTTGCTTATTCCGGCCAGATCGAGGATTTCGTTGTTCGACATGCGGTTGAGCGTCATTCCGACATCCTCGTCGAAGGCCTCTCGTGTTATGTCGAGCGCCTCCTCGTACGAAATGGTGTCGCCGTACTGCTGCATGACGTCATCGAAGATACTGTCGTAAAGATCTTGCCCGTCGGGGGAGTTCCGGAACGACTCCTCCGCCGCAATCCGGGCGTCCATCATGTCAACGCCTGCGCCGCCCGTTGTGCCGGTGGCCACGTTGGTCGAGGCCTCGAACATGTTCGTCTTGTCGGCGAGGTAGCTCCGAAGTTCGTCCAGTGTCACCCGGTCGTTCGGGTTGTACCTGCGATCCAGACCGGTGAAAGCCAGCTCCCGCTCTGCCGGAGCCCCGCCGCCAAGGGCGATCAGGCGCTGGCGCAGCTGCCCGTACGTGCCCTTGGGCTGGTTCATCTCGTCCAGAGCCAGCATCAGGCGAGAGCGCAGGGCCGCTGGCGCACGACCCATGTCGTCCAAAGGCGGGCCGCCGTTGTCCCCCATGCCGGGCAGCGGGTTCGAGTACAGCGTCGGCATCGGACCGGGCTGGTTTAGTCGCTCCAGAGTTGCCCGCGCTGCCTCTTGGACCGAAGGGGACGCCGCGCCGATCCCCGTCAGCATTTCAGTCGCCGCCTCGACCGTGGGGATGTACCCTCGCGCCGAAAGCGCGCCGGGGATGCCAAACAAGGCCACGTTCAGGGCCGATTCCCCCGCCGCGCCCAGCCGCTCAGCAGCAGGAAGATCCGGATTCGAGGCCCGCACGGCCGCCGTTGAGGCGTCCTCCATAGCTGCGACAGGGTTGAAGAACTCGTTCACTGCCCGCAGCCGATCCGGGATGCCGGTCGGACCAAGGTAGTAGTCCGCAGCCTCGTTCAGGTACTCGTCCAGCGCACGGCGCCGGGCAAGACCTGCTTCGCGGGAGAAGAATCCGGGGGTTTCAGCCATGGTTCAAGGTCCGTGGTTCAAGGCTCAAGAGCCAGCCGCTGCAGAAGGGCGCATCCGGGGCCGGATGGCGTAGTAGTCGTCGTCTTCGTACACGTACCGACCGCCCGGGACAGCGTAGAACCGCTCCTCGATCAGCGAACGTCGCTCCTCGGGCGTCCGGTCAGGCGAAGCGCGGCGGATGAACAGCTCGTCCCCACCAGTCCGAGCCCGCTCCATGATGTCCAACAGGTAATCCTGCGTCTCCGGGGTGTCATAGACCCGCTGGCGCTGACCCGTCTCGTCGAAATACCGAACACGCGGCTCGTCCGCCGTCCCGGCACCCGAATTGTAGACACCAAGGGCCTCGGGCCACGCACCTCCAAACCGGTCACGCAACTGGCCAAGATACTCCGCGCCAAGCCGGATCTGCTCCATCGGATCCTGCATCAGGGACGCCAGACCCTCCTCCGACATACCGGGGCGAAGCTCCTGCGCCGTCTCAGGCAAAACCTGCGTCAGACCAAGGGCACCAGCCGAAGACCTCGCCTCCGGGTTCCAGCCGCTCTCCTGCGTGATCTGCGACAGCAGGATCTCACGAGGGATGTCATACAGCGCAGCCGCCTCGTCCACCGTGTCCAGCCAAGCTCGCGGGATGGCAGGGCCGCCGGGGATCTGGATGATGTCGTCTGGGTCCATGGTCCGAGGTCCGTGGTGCAAGGAACATGGCCCGACCCTAGCAGATCAAGCCGGTACAGGCCACTCGTAACAGGTGACTTTGGCCACGAACATCGTGTCAGGGAGGGCTAGGTCGTCAAGAACTCGGGCGATGAGGCTCTGACATTGGTTCTCGGACCTTGCGGCTGGGGCAAGGGGGATGGCGCATTGCGTTGGGTCGGCGAGCGCGCAGATGAGGATCAGAGGGGTCCACATGAAGGGATGGTAGCACAGGCTTTACTCAGAAGTCAGCGGTTCTTGACACGGTTGCGCAGGAAGGTTTTTGAACGCCCTGTCTCCGTAGAGCTCTACGGACTTTGCGTCCCGTGCTTTTGCCGCCTCTACAGGGCAGTCAAACGTCCCCACGTGGTACAGCCTCCCCTCTTTGTACACTTTTGCCACCCAGCGGCCCGAGGGTTTGTACCAAGTCACCCCCACATAGGGAGAGTACTTATTCGGCGGCTTTTTGTTGTGCCCGTTTTCCGTTTTTGTAGCCAAGCGAAGGTTCTCTATTCGGTTGTCGTCCCGGACCCTGTTTGCGTGATCGATCTCGCCGTCAGGCCACGCCCCGTAATACAAAGCCCATGCGACACGGTGAGCAGAAAAGGTTACGGTTTTTCCTTTGTGCGCGATCCCGCCGGTACGATACCCGCTACTAGACTTTGCGGTGAACGCCGGTTTGTTGGCGAACTTGTTGTTGAACGCGCGCATACACCATTGCGCAGTATATCTTCCCCCGTGGTCCTCGAACATCTCAACGGGGCGCTCGCGCCATGTCAGAGCGCCGGTCTCTGGATCGTAGTCCAGAAGCTGGCGCAAGGTACTGGGGTCTAGGTTCTCGTACTTTTTGCTCACCGCTCTCGCTCCGTGGTTTTTCCTAGCATAATCTCGTTGAACAAAAATACCAACCGAAAAATTTTGCTCGGAAAATTGAAGCGGCCTTGGGTTTTTCGACTTGTCCCAGACGATTGTTGGTTACTTGTGGCCAAACGCAAATAGGCCGGAGTGCATTTGTCATTCAAACAAGATACGGCGCCCGGCGGCGCGCAGGGGGCGGTTTTAGGGGGGTACCCCCTCGCGCGCGGGCCCGGGAACCCCGGCGCGACGGCTGGAGTTACCC